GCAACGAGTACCCAGAGATGCAGGACATGACAGGCTGGCACGTTAATATCAGACTCGTGGGAGACGCCAAGCGTGAGACTGTAGAAGCGTTAGATACATCGCACGGGGTTACACCTGATTCACCTAAGAGAGTTTGGTTGTGAGACGTTACTATGCAAAGGGGGGCAAAGTAGACAAGGCTAGCATGGCTTGTAATAAGCCACGTCGTACTCCTTCTCACCCTAAGAAGTCACACATTGTGAAGGCTTGCGAAAATGGTAAGGAGAAGATCATTCGCTACGGCGAGCAAGGCGCTAGTACCGCAGGTAAACCCAAGAAGGGTGAATCTGCACGTATGAAAGCTAAGCGTAAATCGTTCAAAGCTCGACACGCTAAAAATATCGCCAAAGGTAAGATGTCAGCGGCGTACTGGGCGAATAAATCTAAGTGGTGATGTATGGCCTTTCTACAATCAAATATACCGCATTTTAAGTGCTGGGTCCGTAGGGAGTACACGCACAATCATACGGCGTATCATGGCGAGTTTTTGCACGCTATGGCCATTGCTGTGACTACAATCCCTAATCGGTGCCTATCGTTTCAAATTATATTTACTGGTTGTGAGTCAGACGATACTGATGAACCTAACGTTCACGGCGGAGCTATGTGGGCACGTATGCCGATTACGGCGCTTGTAGGGGACACACCTCTAGAAGAATGGCCTGAACCCATGCCTGTTTGGGCGGCTCAACCGTGGGACTGCGCGTCTCGTACGCATAGCGTATATGTTTTAGATAGATGCACCCCTTGCCCGTGGATGGCAAAAATTGACGGTAAGTTCTACCCAGCCAAGTATTACTTTACGGTGGACTACACTGACTCTGAGATCGCTGATGACCCAGCGCAACACAAGCAAGCACACGTGCTTGAGCTGTTAGATGCAGGTAAGTGGACAGGAAACATCGTAGCGTTACCTAATAACAGAGTGCGCGTATCACACCCTGCATGGTTTGAAATGGGAGAAGGTGCTCCTGATTTCTTACCCTCACAACATATTCACTACAGTAAGTCTGATTTAGACTATACACTGGACGTAAACCAAGTTTTTGACAATCTCTACGCGGAGGGAGATGACAATGATGAAGAAGAAAGGTTATAGCGCGGGCGGTAAATTGCCTATGAAGAAGGGACCTGACGGTAAGATGGTTCCTGAGTTTGCGATGGATGGCGAAGGTGCTAATGACATGGCGAAAGGCAAAAAGATGAAGCGCGGCGGTATGATGAAGAAAGGTTATGCCAAGGGCGGTATGATGAAAAAGAAAGGTTATGCCAAGGGTGGCAAGGTTCGCGGTGCGGGTATTGCTCGTAAAGGCGTTCGTCCAGCGAAGATGGTCTGATGCGACGTTATTATAAGTCAGGCGGAAAAATATGTGCCAAGGGCAAGGCGTGGGCAAAGCGCACCTTTGATACGTACCCGTCTGCTTACGCAAACATGGCGGCGTCTAAATACTGCAAAGACCCTAACTACGCTAAGGGTGCTAAAGGCAAGAAAAAGGCGAAGAAGTAATGGGTGAGTTAAAGAAGTGGCGAGACCAAGAGTGGGTTCGCATTGGTACTGATGGCGAGATCAAAGGCGAGTGCGGCACTTCTAAAGACAAAAAGAACCCTGATCGATGTCTGCCTAGAAGTAAGGCTCAAAGCCTGTCTAAGTCTGAACGTTCTTCTACGGCTAAAAAGAAGAAGCGTGAAGGTAAGAAAGGCAAAACGGTAGTTAAAAATACCAAACAAGCGGAAGTAAAATTTCGTGAGGGTGGCCTTGCTCGTGGGAAGCGTTCTATAGCTCGTGGTTGCGGTGCTGTCATGAATAACAGACGTAAAAAGACGTTGTATACGTAAGGAGATAAGTAATGGAAGTGTTCCAGAACGGAAGGTTCTCTACAGGTGAACCGGTGTACCAGATTGGCACTAAGCAAGAAGACGGTTCATACACTGTTGTTGTTTTTGATCTTATGTCTAAAGAGCAGGCAGAAGCCAAGTTAGAGTCTATGGGCGTTAAAAAACCAGCACCAAAAAAGCCAGCGGCTAAAAAAGCTCCCGCTAAAAAGAAAACTGCGAGTAAAAAGTAATGGCTACTTCAGGTACTACAGCATTTGATATGGACTTCACGGAGATCGCTGAAGAAGCGTGGGAGCGTGCTGGACGTGAAATGCGCTCTGGGTACGACCTTCGTACAGCACGTCGTTCCATGAACCTGATGACTATTGAATGGCAGAATCGTGGCATTAACTTGTGGACGATTGATGAGGGCACTATCAGTCTTACTACTGGCACGTCTGAATATGATCTACCAGCAGACACTATCGATCTTCTTGAACAAGTAATTCGTACGGGTGCAGGTAACCAATCTACACAATCTGATCTTACGATAAGTCGTATCAGCGTAAGTACCTACGCATCTATACCAAACAAGTTATCACGTGGCAGGCCGATTCAAGTGTGGATTGAGCGTCTCCGAGATAACCCCAAGATCAACGTGTGGCCTGTACCTGATTCAGATGATTACACGTTTCGTTACTGGAGACTGCGCCGTATAGAAGATGCTGGTAGTGGTATTCAGACAGCGGACATGAACTTTCGATTTTTACCATGCCTTGTCGCTGGCCTTGCATACCACATTGCTATGAAAGTTCCTGAGCTTGCAGATCGCGTATCTATGCTGAAACAAGTATACGACGAGCAGTTTGCTATGGCGGCGGCGGAAGACAGAGAAAAGACACCGGCACGGTTTGTACCTCGTATGATAAGGATTTGACGTGTCTAACCGGTTTGCATCAAGCCAGAAAGCATTAGGTGTATGTGACGTATGCGGGTTCACATATAAACTGCGGGAGCTTCGTCACGTGTTTAAAAAAGGGCGTGATACCAACATAAAGGCTTGTTCCGAATGTTGGGACGGTGACCACCCACAACTTAAATTAGGTGAGTTTCCTGTGCATGATCCACAAGCACTGCGTGATCCTCGCCCAGATACGACGCAGTATGCGTCAAGTAGAGCAGTAATTGAGCCTGTAAATCCAGTTGTCGGTTCGGGGTTTATAGGGCAAGCTACAGTTAATATTTCGTAGGAGTAATAGCGATGCGTAAACAGACAACGAAAAAAGTCAAAAAGCCGCAGGAAAAAGGTCGAAAACTTAAGGTTCGGGGCACTGGTGCGGCAACAAAAGGGTTATATGCTCGTGGCCCTATGGCGTAATTTATGAACTATACCGAGCTGAAATCTAACATTCAGGACATCACTGAGAATACTTTCACTGATGATCAGCTCGCTATGTTCACGGAACAGGCTGAGCAGAAGATTTATAACACTGTCCAGATCCCTGCTCTCCGTAAGAACTTTACGGGCACGCTAACATCTAGCAATAGTTATCTGACTTCGCCTACAGACTATCTATACACCTACAGCCTTGCAGTTGTCGATAGTGACGGGGACTACCACTTTCTCCTTAATAAAGATGTAAATTTTATACGTGAAGCATATCCATCGTCTTCTCCTACTGGGTTACCTAAACACTACGCTAATTTTGATGACGACAGCTTTATTGTAGGACCAACTCCTGACAGCGGGTACACAATAGAGCTTCACTATGGGTATTACCCTGAGTCCATAGTAACAGCGGGTAGCACGTGGCTAGGTGATGAGTTTGATTCCGCGTTATTAAACGGCGCGCTAGTAGAAGCCTTACGTTTTATGAAAGGTGAACCAGATCTCGTGCAGATGTACGAGCGCATGTATGTACAGTCGCTGAAGTTACTCAAAAACCTTGGCGATGGTAAACTTCGTGGGGATACTTATCGTTCAGGTCAACCTCGGGTACCTGTAACTTAGGGGGTAAAAGATGGCGATTAGTCAGGCAATGTGTACGTCATTCAAGCAAGCACTTCTTGACGGCGAAATGGATTTTAGTTCAGACACAACTCAAACTTTTAAAATAGCGTTGTACACGTCTTCGGCGACTCTCGACGCTTCGACTACTGCTTACAGCACAACTAATGAAGTCACCGGTACAGGTTATACAGCGGGTGGTAACACGTTAACAGTTGTAGCTCCTACAACGTCTGGCACTACGGCGTTTATTGATTTCGCAGATGCAACGTGGTCTACCGCAACTATTACTGCGCGTGGCGCGTTGATATATCAGTCTGGTGGGTCTAATCCCGCAATAGCTGTTTTAGATTTTGGAGAGGACAAAACTGTATCCGCTGGAGATTTTACTGTTGAGTTCCCAGCGAATAATGCAACTGATGCAATTGTCCGGATAGCCTAAATATGGCGTACGTCTCTGGTTGGGGTCGTGGCACTTGGCAAAATATAGCCGCTTGAGGGTAAAAAATGGCAACACAGTACACCAGCATACTTAAATTAGCGCTCCCCGTGCAGGGTGAGTTAGACGGTACTTGGGGCGATGTTGTAAACGACAACATTACGTCGATGGTGGAAGAAGCTATCGCAGGGCGTGCAACCATTAATACATGGACCGCGAACTCTCATACGCTGACCACCGCCGATGGCACGACTTCTGAGTCTCGTGCGGCGATTCTTACTTTAACTGACACAGGCACATCGCTTACTGGTGCAGGTACGGTTGTTTGTCCAGCGGCGTCTAAGATTTACATCGTTGAGAATGGTACAGGCCAGACAATTACTGTCAAAACATCTTCTGGTACAGGTGTTGCTATACCTGACGGCAAGAACATGGTGGTTTTTTGTGACGGCACAAATGTTGAAGAAGGTATTACCAACATAAATTCGCTGACAATCTCGGGCGATACCACCATATCAGGAACGGCCTCGTTTTCGGGTGACGTAGCGGTAGATACAGATACTCTTTTTGTGGACGTGTCTGCTAACGCCGTGGGCATCGGAGAGGCATCGCCTCAGCAAGAGCTACACATTACAAGCGCAAACCCTACCGTGCGGGTGGAAGACAGCGACGGTACGGACACGTTTGGCGATTTTGGATTTAATGGCAGTGCTATACTCATCGACGCAAGAAACGGATCCAGTGACGGCGCTATTTTATTTAGAGGCTTGGGTGGTGGTACAGCTACGGAATATGCGCGATTTAAT